CGCGAACGCGGTCGGCCATCCGGTGATGATGCTGTTCCGCATCGTCACGGAGCCGACTCCGAAGATCGAGATTACCGCGGTCGATGCGGCTTGGTCGCGGCCGATGAACGTGCAGTTGTGGACGTTCGCCGTGCCGACCACGATGCCGAAAGCGCCGACGCCGAGATCGCCAGCGCGGAGCGTGATGTTGCGGAACGTCTGCGTGGCGGACGTGTTGAGGATGAGTCCGAAGCCGCAGTTCGTGATCGTGCAACGCTCGATGGTCCCGCTCGATCCCTCGATGTTGTCCGGGCCGGCCTTGCAGTTTCCCTCGTAGGTGTTGTCCCGAATCGAGAAGTTCGTCGACGGAATCCCGCTGCCGTCGTGCAACGACTCGCCGTCGCCGTCGGTTAATCCGAGTTCGCCAAGCCGCACGCGGCGCGTCCCGTTCCAGTCGGCCTTGTTGCGCCGCGAGACGTAGTCCGGCATCGCGAACCCGCCGCGGCCGTCCTCGGCGTTGTACGACGTGGCGCAGTCCTCGACCGTGATCGACGCGCAGTCGTCCACGAGCAACCCGTTCCCGCGGAAGCCGTAGACGCCGAGGTTCGTCAGCGTCACTCCGTCCTTGCCGGCGCCGAGGTACAGGCCGCCCGTCGCCGCGCCGTAGATCGACGACGCGGTCCCGGTCAGGCTCGCCTTGTCCACGCGCCAGTACGCGACCGACGGATCGCCCTCCGACGAGTGGAGATACAACCACGTCCCGTCGTGGTACCACTCGCGGTCTTCGGTCACTTCCGCGAGCGCGTCCATGTACTCGCCCGCGAGGAACAGCCCCGAGTGCGTGCGGAGGATCAGCTTGCCGAGCGACGACGCGACGGGGTTCGCCGTCGTGATCCGCCAGACGTTGCCCGAGTAGAGCGACCACGTCCCGGTGATCTGCGCGCCGCCGTAGATGATCGGCCGGCCGGTGAAGTGGCCTTCGATCAGCTTGCCCGATCCGACGACGGCGTCCTGCGCGTAGACGCCCGGCATGACGATGAGCCGGTCCGTCGCGGTCTGCGCGGTCAACGCCGTGTCGAGGTCGTAGGGCATCGACTGCGAGCCGTTGCCGCCCGCCGTGCCGTCCGTCGCCGCGTAGATGTCGCTCATAGCGTCGCCAATCGGATATCGAGCGACACGTCGTAGTTCACCGCGGACGTCTGCACCCACGACAGCGAGCCGGGCACATAGACGTAGTCGAAGCCCGACACGGTGAACGTGCCAGCGCCGTGCGTCGATTCGATCAACGCGCGGATCTCATAGGCCGTCTCGCCAGACGCCGCGGCGTAGCGGAGCGACAGCGTCTGTTGCGTGTTCTCGTGCCACGTCCCGCGACGTTGGCCGAACTCGCGGACGCCGTAGTCGTTGACCTCGGTCAGCGGGAAGCCGTAGGTCGCCGGAAGCGTGAGCGCAGGGACCGTGAACGAGTCCGTCTCGACAAGCGGCGTCGTCGATCCGGCCGCCGACAACGTCTGCATGTTCTTGCCGAGGTCGCCGAAGCGCAGCCGGTATCCGTCGTCCGTGCCGAAAGCGCCGAGCGACGCGACGAGGTTGAATCGCGGATAGGCCGCGGTCGTGTTCGGGAACGCGACGGAGGTCAGCGGGACAGCGCCGTACGTCGTATGCCACATCGACCAGTCTTTGCCGTCCGCGCGCGAGCGACGGGCGGCGACGAGGGCGGCATGGTCGAAGCCGACCGTCGTGTCGGACACGTTGATGCCGGCCGCGGCGCCGCCAGCCCCGGCCAGTGCGCGGACGACGATGTCAGCCACGCTTCGCCGCCTTCGCGAGCGCGCGACGGGCCGCAGCGACGGCGCGGCCGTTCAGTTCCTTGACCTTCGCGGGCGCGGTCCAGAACTTGACGAATCCCAACCGCGGCGGGATGCCGACCTTCAAGAGCTTGACGATGCCGGACACCTTCGTCCCGCGCGCCGCCTTGCCGCCTCGGATCGGGATCGCGAGGTACTTGGCCCGCTTCGGCACGATGTCCGGCAACGTGCCTCCGTAGCGGATCGTCCCGAGTTCGTGGACGCGGGCGATGCGCGCGCCGCGGCCGGTGACGAAGCCGGTTTGCGACCGCACCTTGCCGATCTCGGAGACGACGGGGCCGGGCGCCGCGATCAGCGAGCTTGCGATCTGGCCTGTTACGCGACGTAGTCCCATCGACGACGGAGGACGGCGCAAGAGGAAGTCGCCGCGGTTGCGATCGTCTTTCGCGCGGAGTCCGACCTTCTGGAATTCCGACGTCGTCTTGGTGACGAACACCGCCACCTCTCGCGACAGTTCCCGCGCAAGCAGCACCGGCGCCGCGGCGAACGCCTTGCGGATCGCGCGATCATCAACGGTGATCGTGATCATCCGACCGACACGCGGCGGTAGTAGTCGAGGACTTGCTTGACCGACGGCACCCACCGTTCGAGCGACAGGCTCGCCGTCGTCCCGTCCGGGTATGACACCGACGACACGCCGAGCGCGTTCCGCCGCTGCCATTCGTGCGAGGTCTGGACGTCCACGGCTCCGGCGAGGTCCGGGTACGCCGCGACGAAGGAATCCGTGTCGGTCGCCATGCCGCCGGTGTAGACGACTTTGAGCGACCGCGGCGCGGCGCAGAGGCCGTACTTCATGCGGAGCAATCCGGCAGACTCGTAGAGCGGCGACCAGAAGTCCGCGCCCGACGTGAGCGTCGTCGCCCACGTTTGCTGTTCGTCGTAGGCGACCGACGTCAGCGCGGTCACCGGGTAGGCGGCGAGCCGGAACACGGACTGTCCCGGCCCGACGTCGAGGTACTCCGTCCGCGCCGTGCGCAGCGCGAGACGGTCGAGGTACCGCTCGACGGCTCCCGATACCGTCGCGAGTACGGCGGCGACCTCGGCGCGGGTTTCTTCCCGCGCCGTTCCGGTCGCCGACGTGAGCGCGAGGACGCGGTCTACCGTCGAGAGGTTCATCAGACGACCGGAGCGACGTAGGCGCCGGTGAAGGTCGCGCTCGATCCGACCGTCGTGACGGGCGGGTTGCTCGCGATCAGCACGCCACCGGCGAACTCGGGGCCGGTCGCGCCGGTCGCCACGGTTCCCGCGACGGTCATCGTCGCGCGGATGTACCGCTTGCGGCCGATGCACGACACGGAGAGCGCGACGGTCTTCGCGTTCATGCCGCCGGTGTCGGTCGTCAGCGCTCCCGACGTGACGCCGGAGATCGCAGCGAAGCCGGAACCTGACGCGTCGGATTCCTCCAGCGTGAACGTCACGGTGCCGGACGTGCCGGTCGTCGTCGTTCCGAAGGAGTAGTAGAAGGCCACGGCACCGCAGTCTCCGGCATCGACCGCGACGGTGCTTTTCGTCGCCGTCAGGTTGCCGCAGATGCCGGTGACGAGCCGGTTGTTGAAGATCGGGTTGTTGACGCTCATGGGTCTTTGTTCCTTGTGAAAGCGGCGCGCGACCGAAGCCGCGCGCCTCTCGGGTCAGCTCAGGGCGACCGTGAACGCCGTGCCCTTGCAGAAGGCCTCGGGATGGGCGAGCGTCGCGTTGGCCTCTTGGAACGTCGTGATCAACGCCTGACGCGCGAGGGCCAAGGTCTGGCCTTCCTCGGTCATGCGCATCTCGGCCGCGCCCCAGTCGCCGTAGTACATCTCCTCCCACCGGCCGAAGAACAGTTCGCCCGTCGTCGAGACGGTGAGGTTGTTCGTCGTGACGACCTTGAACCCGGCGAGCCACTTCTGGCCGGACGGATCGACCCACGCGAAGTCCGTGAACTTCTTCGAAGCCGCGCGGTTCGGCGCGGTCGTGCCCGCTCCGATGTGCAGCACGCCGACGAGGTTCGCCCAGACCTTCTCGCTCGTCAGGAACATCGCGCCCGCGGTCGAGACGTTGTCCTGCGTGAGTTCGAGGATCATCTGGTTCACCTTCACCTGCTTCGTGTCGCCGTCCGTGCCGGAGAACGAGACGGAGCCGATGTTGGTGAAGTTCGACAGGCCGAGAGGCCCGCCGCTCGCGCCTTCGATCAGGCCGAGTTCGAGCTTGCGCTGCATCGAAGCCGCGATGCTGCGACGCGCGACCTGTTCGGCCACGCCGGGAGCCTTGCGCATCAGGTGCAGCGAAAGCTTCGTGCCGTTCGCGAGGATCTTCGGCGCGAGCGTGATCTGATCCATCGCCGGATCGGAAGTCGTCGTCGCCGTGCCTTCCGCGACCCAGTACGACGTGTTGTCCGACGTGACGCGCGGCATCACGACGGGCGAGTACGTCAGGCCGGTGAACTTCGTCACGGGCAGTTGGTCGAGCCACGTCGCCGAGCGCAGCTCGTCGATGGGCGCGCGGACTTCGGGCGGCACGAGGAACCCGCCGCTCGGCTCGTCGCCGAACTGCATCGTCTTGCCCGTCTCCGCTTGCACGGCGGAGTAGTACGCCGAGAGCGCGTCGCGCTCGTACTCGGCGCGATGGTCCTCGAACGCCTTGATTCCGCGGTACTTGAAGTCGTTGCGGGCGAGCAGCGACTTGACGATGGAAAACTTCTTCCCGTCGATGCCGAGTTCCGCCGACTCGGAGGCCTTCGCCGTGAACGCCTTGGTCGTCGCCGCGGGCGCCACTCGCTCGCGGTTCTCCGACTCGTAGGACTTCACGGTCCGTTCCAGCACTTCGATCCGGCGCGCGACGTCCGCGGCCGTTTCCGGCGACGTTACGCCGACGGTCACGGACTTCGCCTCGGGCGCGATCCCGGCCTTCGCGCGGATCGCGGCGAGCCGCGCCTCCGCGGCGTCAAGCCGCTTCTTCATTTCCGGCGTCATCTTCGATCTCCGCGGCGAGTTCGGCGAGGTCCGCTTCGGACTCCGCCAGCTCGACCGCCAAGAGGTCAGCATCGTTCCCCGCCGCGGCTCCGTCGTCGCCCGCTTTGGGCGGCGTCTGCGCGGCAGGTTGTTTCATCGCTTCCGCGACCGCGGCTTTGATCGCGGCGCGCACGTCGTCGGTCAGCGTCATGGGCGCCGATTCTACATTCGTCGCGGTTGCAGGTGCAACCCACTTGCGCAAGGCTTCGCGGTCCACTCCCGCCCAAAGGTCGGTCTTCGCCGGCCCGTCGATAGCCACCATGCGCGCTCCGGGGGCCGCTTTGAGCAGCGCGTCGGCGTTCGCCGGGATCGCGACGAGCGAGCATTCCAAGAGCAGCGCCTTGCGGATCAGCCAGCCGCGCCCGTCCGGCATCGGCTCGGCTTCAAGGACGCGGAATCCGACGCTGATGCCCTTGAGCCAACCGCCCTCGTAGAGCTTCCGCAGCACGTCCGCCGCGGCGTTGATCTCGGGCGGATGCCATACCGGCTCGCCGGAAAGCTCGCCCGCTTCGACGCGGACGTCCTTCCAGATGCCGACCGGGCGCGACGGGTCGTGCTCGTGGAGCATCACGGGATTCGCGGCGAACTCTTCGAGCACCCATCCCGCTTGGTCGATCACGTCGCCGACGCGGTCCATGCGCGCCGTGCTCATCACCGCGCGGCGTCCGACGGCGGGCGCTTCCTTGATCTGGAACGACGCGCGACGCATCTCGTTCACGATGCCCATTACTCGGCCTCCCGCAGATACGGCAGTTCCACGCAACGACAGTTGACCACCTGCGCCGCGGGCGCGCCGGATTCCAGCGGGTAGAGCAGCCCGTTCGAGAACCTCGTCCCGATGGGCTTCCGCTCGCCGTCCACCTGCCGATGGTCGTCGCGCGTGTGTTCGTCCATCGACGCGGACCACTCGTGTTCGTCGACGCCCTCGGCGACCATGAGCGACCGGCGCACGTCGGACGAGAACATGCCGACTTCGGTGCGCGCGACGGTTGCCGCGTTCGAAGGCAGGACTCCCTTGAACCGCTGTTCCAACACTCGTTCGAGCGCGTCCACCGACACGCCGTCCGTGCCCGCGTCCGCGATCGCGCGCGAGATGGAGCCCTGAATCCGGCGACGGAGCGCCGTCGCGACTTCGACCATATGCCCGACGCGACGCGCCGCCGCGACTTGGTAGGCCTCTTGTCCGACGTCGATGCGACGGAACCCGCCGATCTCCGCGCCGAAGTTGTCCACGAGCCGCGGGCCGGAACCCTTCAGCCCGGCCTCGGCCGCGGCTTTCGCGCCTTCGCGCCACGTCGCCGCGTCGCCCATGATCGTCTCGACGACCGACGGCGACACGGGGCCGACGTCCGCGAGGTTGCGCACGAGGCGGATCGTCTCGGCGTAGCGTCGGCCGGTGAACTTGCGCCACTTGACGCCGAGTCGCCGCTCGGCTTGGTCGGCCCACTGATGTTGGATGCGCAGCGCGAAGGCGCGGGACGGCTTGCTCGGCTTGTCGCGCTTGACCCAGATGTGCGGGCCGGACTTGGTCGGTTCGACGGGGGGAGGCGGCGGAGCGGCGACGACGGGCGGAGGAGGCGGTTCCGGCTCGTCGATCTCGACGAAGTCCAACCCCAGTTCCAGCTTCTCCGACACCTGAACCGGATCGAACCCCGTCTCGATCAGCGTCCGCGCCGTCCCCGCCGACTCCGCCAACGCGGGCTTCAACGCCGCGATCTTGTCGCGGTCGAAGCGCATCCAGACGTCGGCGCGTTCCTGCCGCGATACCGGCTCCGCGACGTGCCCCCAGAACGCGGACTCGAACGCCTCCAGTTCGGGGAGGACCGTGTTCGTGACGAGCCACGCCTTCGCCGATTCGCTGTTCGCGCGGTTGTAGTCCGCGACGCGGCCTACTTCGAAGTCCGTCACGCCGAGCACGGCCTTCACTGTGTCGCGGTTCCACTCGCGGAGCCGCGGCATCTCCATGTCCTTCGCGCTCTGCGTCGGCGGCGACTTGATCTCCAAGTCCTCGCCCGACGCGAACGTCTTGCCGCTGTTCGCCGCGCCGCCGAACGAGTCGTTGAACGTCGCGAGCAGCGCTTTCATCTCGTCGGCGCCGGGCTTCGTGCCCTTGACTTGGAGCCACAGCCCGAGCGCGCCGACGTTCGCGAGCCACTTCGCGGCGTAGACGTCCACGTTGAGGTCGGCCTCCATGCCGGACCACACGGGCGCGAGCGGCGACGAACATCCGATGGGGTCGCGCGGATCGAAGTCGCGCAGATGCAACATCGACTCGGCGGGGACGATCTTCTCCGACCCGTTCCGCTGCCGGACGCGCCACTGCCGCACGGCTCCGGTCACCGGATCAAGGTCGCCCTCTTGGTACGAAACGCAGCGCGTGTTGATCGCTTGCATCTCGCGCGGCCACTCTTTGCCGCGGCGGTCCCATAGGCCATTCTTGCCGTACAGCAGCACGAACGCATGGCCGTCGAGCTTCTTGTACGCGAGGCACTGCGCCCACAGTTCCGCGCCGAACGTCATCGGCGACGGCTGCGCGAGCAACGTCGAGAGCGGATGGTCGGACGAAAGCGGCTTGACTTCGCCTTCCGCGTCGCGCGACCCCGTCACCGCGAGCACGGGCACGCCGCGCACGAAGCGGTACAGCGACGACACGCCAGCGCGCACGAACGGATTCTGCCGCCACGGGTCGTCAAGCGTCTCCGACTTGCCGACGCCGCCGTTGCTGCCGCGCCGCGCGAGGAACGCCGACAGCGCTTCGGCCATGAGTTCGGCGGTCATCCCGACACCGCCCAAACGCGCGGGGCCGGAGCCGCGAACGCGAGCGCCAAAGCGTCCGCGCGGTCGGGAGAGCGTCCGTGTTCCTTGCGCATGTCGTCCTTTGAGCGGATCGCGAGGTCGGTGCCCCTGTAGCCGACCCGGATCATGCCGAGGTCGGCCCAGAAGTCCCGCGGTATCCTAACCGCAACAGACTTGCAGATGCAACGCAACGTCCAGAACATCTCGGCGCGGCGGTTCGCGAACGGGGTTTCGCGGCCGACGACCGCGTCCCATCGGCGGGTTGCTTTCTCGCCCGCGTCGACCCCCTGAACGTGGACTCCCGCCTCGCGGCAACGGTCCACGACTCCGCCGCCGACGCCGCACGCGTCGACGAACGTCATCGCGGGGGAGACGCCCAGTTCGCGCACCGCGCGCATGAGGCGTCCCGCCGTAAACATCAGGTCTTGGCCGGACCACTCCTCGACGAGCCGCACCTCACGCTTCGGCGAGACGTAGACGAGGACGTTCCTGTCCGACCCGAACCGCGCGACGTCGAGGCCGAGCCGCGGGACGTCGTCGGCTTCGGCGGTTAGGCAGGATTCGAGGTCGGCTCCCGTGATGAGCGAGTCGGACGCCCCCGACGGGAAGTCGCCTTTGACGCGCGACGCGTACTCGTCGGGCGTCGCTAACCCCTTGCGCACACGCTCGCGGAACTCCTCAACCCAAGCCTTCGTCACCGCTCCGGGGTAAACGTCCGACCCGCTGACGACGTTCGGATGATCCTCACACGACAGCGTCACGACGCGGAAAGCGGGGTCGTCGCATATCTCGCGCGTTTTGTGCGCGGATTGCGTCGGGTTGAACAGCACGACGAGTCGCGAGCCTTCCGACGCGAGCATGGCGTTGATCGGCTCCCACGCCCACGGCTCGACGCCGACCGCTTCGTCGATGACGACGAGCATCGCCGGGCCGTGGCCGAGGTGTAGCGATTCCGGCTTGTCGGCCGCTGCGATGCGCACCCACCATTCATCGCCAGCCGACCACGACTCCGCGCCGAGCTTCCCGCCGAGCGGCGTCCGCGCCGTCGCGAAAGCGGCCCGCACCTTCGCCCACAGGTTGACTTTGACGGCATCGTACTTCGGCCCCATGAGCAGGACTTTCGCCCCCGGATGCGTCGTCGCGTACTCGGCGATGAAGTCCGCCGCGGCGTGCGTCTTCCCGGTCGAGTGCCCACCCTTCGACGCGACGCGCGGCGACGCGTGTAGCGCGCGGTAGAGGTCGGCCTGTCGGCTCCAGTACGTCCGCCCGAGGACGACCCGCGGGAACCACAGCGGGTCCGCGGCGATGCGGCTACGGATCTCGCTTGCGGTCGGCGTCATCGGCGCGCATGAGGTCCGCGAGGCTGTTGCCGGCCGGCACGTCCACCTTCCGCTCGCCCCAGTTCTCGACGTCGAGGCAGCCGAGCCGGTGCCGGAGGACGTTCGCGGCGGGGCCTTCGACCGCTCCGTCGAGGGCCTTCCGCTCCAAGGCGGCCTGTCCCTTCCCGACGGCGATGTCCCGATCCTCGGCAAGCTGTCGGTCGTCCTGTTCCCACGCGTGCCACGTCGAGCGCGCGATACCGGCCTCGGAGCACGCGGCCCGGAGCGACAGCGGGGCGACGGGGTCCGCGACGAGCGTGAGGACCTTGGCGACGACTTCGGGCGTGCGCTTTGATGGACGGCCGGTCATGGCGCGGATTGTAGCCGACGGCCGCGCGCGCGTCGTTCGGAAACCCACCGACGCCGTTTGTCGTTCGCCGACGCCAAATGTCGTTCGGAGGGGGTCGCGGGGGTTCAGGGGGAAACGGGGCATCCTGCGTGCGCTTCCGTGTGCGCGCGCGCGTTGCTGTAATAACGCGCGCGTGTGTGTGTGCGCGCATGGGCCGCACGCACAACCCCCCGAATCCCCCTGAACCCCCGGAACTCATGACTCCAAACGCCAAAAACCCGAAGAACCCGAAGTTGTCCGCCTGATGAGGTAACCACCAACGGGGCGGTCAACGGCGGGCATGAGGACCCGGCGCGCGAAGGAGACGACCGATCCGGCGCCGTCCTTCGCAAATATTGCGGGGAACAGTCCTGCGGTTTTTGCGACTTCGGCGATGTCGCGGGCTTGCTTCTCCATGCTCCCGAAGCGCTCCGCCCATGCCGTGACGAGGAGCGCGAGGTCCTCTTGCTGCGTGTCGGCCCCCTTCCTCCAGTCGCGCGCGTTGCCCATCCACTCGGACCCGGCGAGCATCCCGCCGAGGGCTTCCGCCCACGCTTCGAAGCCGCCCATGCGGACCTTGCCGGGCGGGCGGCGCAGGCCGAGCCACGTCTGAACGACGCCGAGCAAGGCCCCCCAGATGCGCCTACGGTTCGTCCTGAGCCACGCGGAGAGGTCCGGGTGATCAAAGTCGGTCCGATCCTCCGGCGCGTCCGTGCGGGGCTGTAGGAGGATTGGGACGGTGCGCTTGACGAGCTCTCCGGTGGCGCGGACGTTGTTGCCGGTCATGACGACGGTGCTGCGGTTCGGGTAGGTGGCGAGCTCGGACTTGCCGAGGACGCGCCCCTCCCAGACGGCGGCCGTGGCGAGAGCGGCGAGGGAGGCGGAGTCGAGGAAGTCGCGGAGGTTGTCGAAGAACAGGATCGGCTTGCCGCGGGACATGGCGGCCGTGATGCGCTTCTCCGTCTCCTCCTCCCGTTCGGAAACTTGGATCGCCGGGGTCGGCTCGCCGACGATGATCTGGCCGAGCAGTTCGACGAGCTTCGTCTTGCCGGTGCGCTCCATCGATGAGTGGATCAGATGGAACGGCACGTTGCCGACCGCGTGCCGGATAATCGGGGTCAGGAGGAGTCCGACCATGTTCATGCGGGAGGCGTCGTCCTTGAAGGGGAAGTCGACGAGCGCGTCCCAGATCGCCGCCCAATCGTCGGTCGGCCGCAAGCCTTGGAGGTCCTCCGGCTCGTCGTAGAAGATCCCCGCGTCGTACCCGGGCGGGGAGAGCGTCCAGTCCGGCCGGTAGACCGGGAACGGCGTCAGCATGACGAGGTCGCGGACGTTGCGATGCGCGCGGGCCGCGTCGGCGACGAGCCCGCCGAGGTCGCGGGACGAGGCGACGAACCGGAGCTTGTCGCCGGGCGCGACGCGGGCGGACTCCTCCCCGGCCGGGGCCGGCTCCGCCTCGCCGGGCTTGGCGGCGAACAGGGTGACGAACGAGTCCACGAGGCGGCGCGTCCCGTCCGAGGTCAACGGCTCGAAGCGGCGCCGACCCGGCTCGCCGACGATGGTCCCGACGTCGTTGCCGCGGCGGTAGAGCGTGCCGTCTGGGATCGACGCGAGGACGCGGGACGCGAAGTGGTCGGTCCCGACGCAGACTTCGCCTCCGCCGTAGTGGTGTTGTCCTGGGATCATCACGACGGGCTTGCCGCCGCACGTCGATCCCGCCGACCGGAGCGCGCGGAGCTGGCGGCAGTAGGTCGCGAATCCGCGCTCGGACGGAACGGCTTGCATCAGGTCGGCGAGGAACGAGAGCGGGACGGCGGACACCTCCCGCTTCATCGTGGTCCCGACCGTGGCGATGTCGGCGTCGGGGCCGAGCCGCCGCATGATGGCGAAGATGGTCCGCTTGTCGGCGGAGGTGAAGTCGTCCGGCTCGACGTCGCAGGACGCGAGCAGCGACGG